GAAGGCGAAAGCCCGTTATGCACTTAACGCCAAAGGCGCGAGCCATCTTGATGACCTGGCACAGAGAAAGAAAGCCACCAATCATGGACTTACGGCGGAGTTATATATCCAGAGCCTGAGAAATGATCTTGGATATTTCGAGACGGATCCGAGCAGACCGTACGTAGGTAAAGATGTTTTCAATGCCCCGAAGTTTTTCAGAGGACATGTGTTGATAGAAAATCCAATGAAGACACTTAAGGGCAAAGAGGGAGAATACAGTAAGCCGTTCTTGCTGGAATTTGCCAACAATGGAAATTCTCACATCGGTATGGTGCAGAGACATTTAGGTGTGAAGTCAAAGCATACAAAAACCGCAAGAGGTTACAAGAGATGGGTATCAAAATCCGGAGTGATTGAGACGCTAAGAACATACGGCTCCGCTTCGGCAGCAGCTATGCACAGTACTGTATGGCCTATGGTTGCACCGGACGTTGAGGTATTTCTTGCGGAAGCGGTAATGAATCGATGTGAACAGGTTTTAGCGGTGGCAGCAGCAAGGACAAAGCGAGGTAAGTAATGACTGATTACAGCTCTTTAGTAAAGAAATACGGAATCGGCAGAACGCCTCAGTTATGCCAGGATGCTCTCATAGAAGAGCTACAGGAGCTTTTGAAAGACCAGAAGTACATGGGACCTGGGGGAAGTAAAAAGACCATCACTGTATACAAACAGGACCTGCCGATACCGACTGATAACGATGTCGATGCTGATACCAATGACGCACCTGCCCCCTACATTGTGGTTTCCATGAGCGGAGGCGGCATAAAGGATGATAATTCCACACAGAATGTGGACTTCTCCCTAGTCATTTGCTGTTATGACGACGGCCTGGACAGATTAGGTTTTCAGGACGTTGCGAACATAAAGGAGGATATCATTCAGCACTTATGCACCAGGCCTTATTTCGGAGGATGTTTTACAGTGCTTAAGCCTATTGCGTGGGCGTTACAGGTAGAACCTTCGGAGCCGTATTATTACGGAGCTATCAACTTCACCTGCACGGCACCGGCTATGACACAGGATACTGAATTAGGAGATCTTATATGACAAAGAAAAGCAATATAGTAGCGGGAGAAACCGCTATGGAGATAAAAGAGACCGAAGTAACCGAAGCGGCAGCAGAGGATACAACGGCGGCGGAGGCTGTGGCAGAGCCGGAAGCACAAGTCTATTGCGGACCATCCGTTAAAGGCGTTGCCAGACAGTACACTGTATATTCCGGAGGATTGCCTGAGGCAGTCAAAGGATTCATTGACAAACACCCGATAGCATCCCAGCTCATCGTACCTGTAAGCAAGTTCCCGGAAATGAGAACAGAGCTTGAGACAAAAGGCAGCAGGGCGATGCTCATATACAACAAACTGAGATCGGAATTATAAGGAGGTTAAAAAATGGGATACAGGCATGGAGTATACACCAGTGAAGTAGCCACAAGTCTTGCAGCTCCGGTACTCGGCACCGCAGGGCTCCAGGTTATCGTTGGTACAGCACCGGTAAACATGGTGGCAGATCCGGCAAAAGTGACTAACGTACCGGTCATTGCCTACAGCTACAAGGAAGCCGTAGAAGCTTTGGGATTCTCTGATGACTTCGAGAAGTACACACTTTGCGAAGCCATTGCAGCAAACTTCCAGCTCATCGGCACAGGACCTATCGTTATGATTAACGTTCTGGATCCGGCAAACACCAACCATAAGACAGCCATGACAGGCGGCACTATCACCATCGCAAACGGTATTGCCAAGGTTAATGAGACTGGTATTCTCGTTGACAACAGCTTCACGGTTAAGAAGGATGAGAATACCACCCTGACAAAGGGAACAGATTACACCACAGCATTTAATGCTGACGGAACACTTAATATCATCATCCTTGACACAGCGGCTACAACAGGCCTTACAAGTGTTATCGTAGCAGGTAACAAGCTGACACCATCAGCCGTAACCGCTTCCGATATCGTAGGTAGCGTTGATGCTTCAACCGGCAAGGAGACAGGACTTGAAGTTGTGAGACAGGTTTATCCTAAGCTCGGACTTACACCCGGTATCCTTCTTGCACCTAGATTCTCAAAGAACGCAGTTGTTGCAGCAGCACTCCAGGCTAAGTGCGTAGACCTTAACGGCGTATTCAAGGCTACCTGCATTATCGACATTGACTGTGGTTCAAGCGGTGCTAAGAAGTATTCAGACGTCAAGACAAAGAAAGACGCACAGGGCGCTACAGGCGTTAATGCTTATGCGGTATGGCCTTTCGGCGCTGCTGGCGATGTAATCTACAGTGGTTCAACCCTTGCGGGTGCTCTCACAGCTTTCACCGATGCACAGAACGATGATACTCCTAATGTATCACCTTCCAACAAGGTTCTGCCTATCACAGCAGCATGTCTTGAGGATGGCACAGAAGTATTGCTCGATCAGGATCAGGCAAATACTGTAAACGGCTTCGGCGTTGCAACATTCATCAACATTAACGGATTCAGACTTTGGGGCAACAATACAGCAGCTTATCCGGGAACAACAGATCCTAAGGACAGATGGTTCGCTGTTAGACGTTTCATGAGCTGGGCCGCTAATACCTTTATCCTTACCTACTTCCAGAAAGTAGACTCACCTGCCAATGTAAGACTCATTGAGTCCATCGTTGACAGCGAGAACGTAAGAGGAAACGGTTTTGTTGCCCGTGGCGTATGTGCTCGTTACGAGATCGTGTATAACGCTGACGAGAACAGCGCTACAGACCTTATGGACGGCAAGATCACATTCCATCAGTATATCACACCGTTCACACCGGCTGAGGATATCGAGGGCGTGATCGAGTTCGATCCTAACGCCCTTGTAGCAGCACTCACAGCATAAGGAGGGATAGAAGATGATTTCTAACAATTTTGTTCCTGAAAAGGTCTCTGATTGTAACGCCTACCTTGGCGGCGTCAAGATGATCGGAACCGGAGCGTCTTTCGACCTTCCGGAAATCAACATGAAGACTAGCACCATCACAGGTGGTGGTATCAACGGCGAGATTGATTCTCCCACAATCGGACAGTTTGAGTCCATGGAGCAGACCGTTTCATTCAATACCCTTTACAGCTCAGCAATGGACATGCTCTCACCAAAGAGCACAGTAGACATTACATTCCGCGCTGCACAGCAGGTATATGATAAGACCGGCGGCTACAACTTCAAGGGACTTCGCGTTGTTGAAAGAGGACGTGTTAAGAAGTTTAAGCCCGGCAAGATCGAGAAGGGCGAGGCTATGGAAGCAGAAGTAACACTTGAGCTTACATATATCCTCGTCGAGGTCGCTGGTGAGCCAGTTCTTGAGGTTGACAAGCTCAACAGCGTTTACAAGGTAAACGGCGAAGATATGCTGGCAGAGATCAACGCCCTGACATAAGCATAAGATTACAAATGACCGGCACGGACTGGGGGAGATCCCGTCCGTGCTTTGTTTTTGGAGAAATTGAAAAATGAAAGCTACAGAGACAGAGAACACAGAGAAGAATGTTATCACATTCAATAAGCCTTACAAGTTTGAAGGCACAGAGTATACAGAGATCGATTTAACAGGCCTTGATAAGCTGACCATAAAAGATGCTATAGACATTCAGAAACAGCTTACAGATAAAAGAGAAGTGGCCGCAACGGTCCTTACTGAGACATCCACAGCTTTTGCAAGAATGGTTATCGCAAAGGCTACAGGATATCCCATTGAGTTTTTTGAGGTTATGCCGAGATCACTCTCAAAGCAGGTGCAGCACGCAGTCATGACGTATTTGAACATCGACACAAATACAGAGAATCACGTTATGGCGTTTGAACGGCCTTACAGCTTCGAGGGAAAAAGCTATAAGGACATAGATCTCACAAAGATAGGGGATCTCACAAGTCTTAACGAAAGCGAAGCTGAGAATCGTATGACAAGAGAGGGCATAGTATCCCCGGATAATACCGCTAATTACTTCTACAGTTGCATCCTGGCATCAATGGCCACAGGACAGCCGGAGGAGTTTTTTACCGGATTACCGTTCAAGGAGATCCTTAAGCTCAAGCTTGCAGTCAATGACTCTTCTTTTTTCGAGTAAACGCCAATGCTAAGGAGCTGAGGCGTGCAGCGATAAGGCTTTCAGCTGCGACTAACACGAGCGTCGAATTTTACATGAATCTCCCCTTAAGGGAGTTCGTTGAGATAAACAATGAGGTGGCAGAGGAATGGCGAAAGGAAAAGCATTAGAGCTGACTATCAGGATAGCCGGAAAGATGGACAAGAGCCTCACCACCGCTATCAACCAGTCACAGAGTAAGATAAGCAATTTCTCAAGGACCATAAGTAACATCGGAACAGTTGGACTCGCCACCATGGGAGCCTTGACCGTAGCGACAGCCGGAGCCCTTGCGAAATGCACAAATGAAGCTATTAAGTATGAAAACGAATTAGCCAACGTAATCAAGTACGTTGACGGTCTCGCAGATGCAAACGGACGTATAGGAAAGGCGGCTGTTGGGCTTGACGGACAGCTTTTAAAAGCTGAGAACGGCAAGACCTATGCAGAGAATTACGACCTTGTATATGACTCTATACAGAGACTGAGCACACAGGTTCCATTGACCCGCGACTACCTTGCAGACATGGTAGCAGCCCTCGGACAGTCCGGTAAAACCATTGACGATATATTCCAGTTTGACAAGACCGGAAAGCTCGTCGGCGGACTTGCACAGGACGCGGCTGTTATGGCGGCTGCGTGGGATATAGAAGCAAAGGAAGCGGCCGATTATTCAGCGAAGTGGCAGAACTCATTTCACATGAGCCATGAAGAGATCATGACTCTTGCAAACCAGATTAACTACCTGGGTGCACACAGCGCAACTACAGCAGCAGAGATTGCAAATGCAGTCAATCAGGCGGCATCCCTCGGACAATTAGGAGGAATATCCCCGGAAACCACGGCGGCACTTGCTGATGCAATGCTCGCAACGGGCGTAGCTTCTGACAGAGTAGGAACCAGTATAAAGAGAATGGCACTGAATCTTTCCAAAGGTTCAGATATGACCAAAAAGCAGCAGGCGGTCCTTGCAGAGCTCGGATACACGGCTGAGGAAATTACTAAAGCCATGAGCGTAAATGGTACGGAAACGCTCAGTAAGCTCTTTGAGGGCATCGGAAATCTCCCGGAGGAGCGACAGCTCAATGCTGTAGGCCAGCTTTTCGGTATATGGGCTGCTGAAGGAGGCGCAAAGATCGTCGGAAATCTTGACGTATATCAAAAGGCCCTGGACATGGTTAAAGACAGTACTCTTTGGGGTGCGACAGATGCAAACGGAAATGCTCAGTTGACCAGCATGGAGCGCGAGTTTGACATAAAGACACAGGCACCGGAAGCAGTACGGCAGATGAGGGAAAGTGCTTTCCAGATGTTACAGACTGACATCGGAAGGGCATTTGTACCACTAACCAATACTGTTAATAACAGTCTTAAGAATTTGTTCCTAGAGCTGACGGACAACATGCCACAGCTTGAAGAGATAGCCGGTAAACTTGCGGATCTTGCTTCAAAGGGACTTGATACCCTGAGTGAATCAATCGAGAAGGCATTACCGTATATATC